TCTCTCGATGACTCGCTCTATGCTTCTGCTGAGTATCTCGTTCCATCTGTTCAGTGCACCCATACTCTTCTCTTGAAGGTCATCTTCCATGGATTTGTACATCATCTGTGATTGCTCTGCAGATGCTGCACCACCAGGTACCGGCTCTGCGGTTGTCGCAACGGCAGCAAGGGCCTCTGGGGGAATCGTGCTTTGCGCCAACTGGTCTGGGGCCGGAGCTTCGGTCTGTGCCAAGGCCCCCTGCATGGTATTCGGGTCAAGCGGAGGCTGCCCCTCCATTCCGGGCATTGGCGCTGGCGGCATTGGGGCACCAGGCATAGGTGCTCCCGGCATTGGTGCACCACCCATCTCTGCGGACGGAGCGGTCTCCATTTTTTTCTTTGTATTCGCGATTGGGATTAGGTTTGGATTCATGAGCAGGGAGTCGGCAAGGTCTGCTTCAACTTCTTTTCTTCCGGAACCTATTCTGTACTCGTTGTTACTGATGAGCCCAGTTTGGAATTCCTGCATCAGGTATCTTTCTCGCTCTTGCTTGTAGAGCTGAAGAATTGGAACCTCGCTGGTGTCAAAGTCGATGTAGTACTCGTCATCTAATTCATCAAGTGAGCGCGCTAGTGGCTCAAGGTGCGGAAGCATCGTCTCCATCCAGAAAACACGTATTTCTTCGCTTGCATTACTAAATGTTCGTCCAGCGGCATTACCAATGACCGACTCCGGCACACCAAATGATGCAAGGATTTCTTCTTTTGTAATCTGTCGCATCTGCGCATAGGCAACATCTCTTGGTGAAGCAGAAGTGTCAACATAGTCAACGCCGTCATCAGCAGAAATAACCGTTGTATGACCTGCTCTTCCAATGTTTCCACGAAATCTGCTCTTCAATTCTTCTTTGTCATCGTCTTCGATTTCTCCACGCAAAACAAGCAAGCCACCAGGTCTACCATCATTGAGCAGGTAGTTTCTGTTGTACAACTTTGCCAAGTTCTCAATTTCAATTGCAACTCCGGCCGATTCGAGCGGTGTTAGCGACAGGTATGGGTCGAGAGGGTGGGGCCTTCTAATCCAGCAAACATCATCTGGTTTCATTATGATTTTTTGACCATATGGCATTTGTACTTCGTACCCAGAAACAAACTTCTTTGCATCTGGAATTGGCGCTGTTGATTGAGGAGGCAAAAGGTTAAGACCAATTATTCTTCCGTCTCTACCACGAACTTTTTCAATGAAAACACCGCGTGTACCCAGCAAGAGTTGAGCGGACATTCTGTATCGGAAAATAAATGAGTTTTCACCAACGTTTGATTTAGTGTTTAGGACTTCAAGCAAAGAGTTGTTTTTTGCTCTGTTTCCAATAAGCACCTCTCCGTCTGGAGAATTGTCTTTGCGAAGAATGATTGGGAGTCGTGCTTGGTTCCCAGCGATTGCATCGATGCATCTTGCAACCCAGGTAACCTTCTGCATGCCTTCGCGGTATGCGCGCTCAACATCCCATGAGTCTCTATAAGGTCGTCCTGCATAACTTGGGTTCTGCGCTATGGGCGCACCAGGTCCAAGCTCCTTGGATTGTGCGTTTGCGAGCGATTTATTGCTCGATTGATTCCATGCCATATTTACTCAAGACCTAATAGGAAGCCGAAAAAACCACACGTTATGCCTGCCACTATCAGCCCGGCAGGTAGAAAAATCATTGCCGCACCAATACTGGTAAACAGTATAAATGAAATCATGAGCAAGTTGGCGAAGGTAGCCCGTTTAAATAAAGATTTGACGCGCGATGGCAAGGATTTAATCCTGAGCAGTAATTTTGACATATCACCTACAGTAGCGCATTCCGTGCTTAACTGTATCAAGAGGCAAATTAAATATGACAACAAATTGGAATCAGGTTCTGGAGTATCTTCAACCAAAGATGCCACCCTTCTGCCCTGAAGAGCCGTCAATAAATCAGAAAGTTTTTTTGCGAACAAACTCTATTGAGGCATTGTTTGGGGGAGCGGCAGGCGGTGGAAAGTCTTCTGCACTACTCATGTCCGCCTTGCAGTACGTGGATGTTCCTAACTATTCCGCAATTCTTTTTCGTCGAACATTTGCTGACTTGTCACTTCCTGGAGCATTGATGGACCGCTTTAAATCGTGGGTGGCTCTTTATGATGACATCCACTGGAACAACAACAGCTTCCAGGCGACATTCCCGTCTGGGGCGAGAGTCTCATTCGGTTATCTGAATAACACCGGCGACTACCTTCGCTATAAGGGTTCGGAATTTCAATTTATTGGCATGGACGAAGTAACAGAAATCCGTGAAAGTGACTACAGATATATGTTCTCCCGTTTGCGCCGACCAGCATCTGGGCCACTTTCTTCGGTCCCACTTCGGATGCGTTCAGCCTCAAACCCTGCACCCAACTGGGTTAGACAGCGTTTTATCGTTGAAGGTAAAAGCGAGGGCAGAATCTTCGTTCCGTCAAAACTAACGGATAACCCAGGAATTGACGCTGTTTCATACCGCCAAGCCCTTCAGGCTCTTGACCCAATTGAAAGACGCAGACTGGAAGAAGGAGACTGGTGGAGCACGACTCTGGGCACCCTATTTGACAGGACCTCAATAGTCATTATTGACGATAGCGAAATCCCTCAAATAACCTCATCGGCCAGAGTGGTCAGATTTTGGGACCTTGCGGCCACCGAGCCAAACCACTCCAACCCCAACCCAGACTGGACGGTAGGAACGCTCATGCTTTTCGACCAAGGAATTGCCTATGTTTTGGATGTGAAAAAGGCTCGGGTAAGAGGGGAAAAGGTTGAAGAGCTAATAGCCAGAACGGCCTACGAGGACGGAAAGGCTGTCCCAATTCGGATGGAACAAGAGCCAGGTTCGTCTGGCAAGGCCCTTATGGACCAGTACGCCAGATATGTCGTTCCTGGGTATGATTTTGCCGCAATCCGCTCAACTGGTGACAAGGTCACAAGGGCTAGACCTTTTGCTGCAGCGTCAGCCAACGGGAACGTACGGGTAGTCCGCGGAACATGGCTATCTGACTGGCTAGACGAATTTTCGTCATTTCCAGAGGCCTGCGACCACGACGACCAAGTCGACTCTGCGGTTGGGGCATTTACGCATTTAACTGGGCTCGGGTTGCCACAGCGAGGAAGAATCGCTATAGTCGTGTGAGTTAACTATCCAAACCTAATAAGGAAACTACTAACATGACACCAGAAAGAATACTCGAAGTTCGTCGATACCTTCTTGCCCTTGGCGAAGAGCTTGATGAATACATCAACTCAAACCCAGAGACGCAAGATGCCTGCGACATTCTGTACGAAATGAACATGGTTAAACGGGATATCTCAACCGTTTACGATTCCTTCTCAGTATCCGTTGGACAACTAATCGCCGATGGAAAGAACATCCAATTAGGCAACGGCGGTGTGATTGAAAAGAAAAGCTCTTATGAGCGCCGTGCATGGCAACACAAAGACCTTGCAAGCGTTGTTGCTCAGAAACTTGTAAGAATGTCTGTAGACATTGACACTGGGGAAATAATCAAATCCCCCGAAGAGATTGCAATGCAGGTTCTTGACTACGTTCAACCTTCATACTGGAGAGTAAAAGAACTTTCCAGCCTCGGAATTAACGTGGATAACTACTGTGAAACAGGTGTACTAAAAACAAGCATTATCGTCAGAAAGGGCGACGCAAATGACAAGCAATAACATCTACCAAACTTTGTCCGAACCATTTCCAGCGGAGATGGAGAAGAGACTCAATAAGGGTGGGGCGAACCTCATCTACATTCCTGTAAGCGAAGTAATCAACCGAATGAACAAGGTTCTTGGAGTTGAGAACTGGTCATTCACTGTTCATAGCTGGCAACAACTTGGAACATCGATTGTTGCGCACATTCAGCTTCAGGCAAAAATCAATGGAGAAACTGTTCACCGCGACGGTGTTGGTGGACAGAAAATCAAACTGAACAAACAGGGCGAACCAGTCGACATTGGCGATGAAGTTAAAGGTGCAGTTTCCGACGCTTTGAAGAAGGCAGTCCAAACACTTGGTGTTGGGCTTTATCTTGCGCGAAGCGAAGACGCAATTGAGATTGAGCAAGTTATGGACAGCGAGATGGAAGCAGAGGCACGAGTGACACCTGAAGTTTCAACAAAGTGGGATAATTTCATGGGCGTCGCAAAGGGGCTTTCTCCAGAAAATAGAGAAAAGCTAAATGAGTACTGGAGCACGTACAGCAATGGACAGCCAAAGCCAAAGCGTGAAACAGTAACCGAAGATGCTCTTGACAAGTTGATTGCAGAAGCAACTCGTCTTTCATTCGGCGGAGACTATGTGGTTGTAGATGACAAGTGAGCTAAAGGCTCCTGACTACTTGTCACCATCTTCCATTGGGACATTTAAACAGTGCCCACAGAAGTTTAAGTTCAACAAAATTGACCTAATCCCAGACCCATCTAACCACTGGGCGGTATTAGGTAATTTTGTCCACGACATTCTTGAAGAGATGTATAAGCTCCCAGCTGAATTGCGGACACTTGCAAACTGTCGCCCATTAGCGAAACAGATATGGGATGAGAAGTGGGCAGAAGAAGCAATGAAAGTTGTTGACGGCTTTAAGGTCACTTACAAAATAGTCTCTCTTAGCGATGCTGAGGCGTTGAATAAATTTCGTTGGGCTGCATGGTTTTGTGTTGAGAATCTTTGGAACCTAGAGGACCCACAGAAACTTGAACCAACTGGCCTTGAATATGAACTAAATGGAGAGATAGCCGGAGTAAGGCTTCGTGGATTCATAGACAGATATAGCCAGACAGAAGGCAAAATGTCACTGACCGTAAGCGACTACAAAACAGGCAAGACACCAAAGTATGACCTAGACGAAAAGTTTTCTCAGCTTTTAATTTATGCAAAACTTCTAATCAACCTTGGCGTTGGCGATGTCGACAAAGTTGAACTTTTGTACCTCAAGGACGGAGTGAAACTCACGCGAGAAGTAACTCATTCTGAAATAGTAAAACTTGAAGAGATGATTCAAGAGACAAAGTCGCAAATAGATGAAAAATGCAGGACTGGTGAGTTTGAAGCAAAGACTTCGTTTCTGTGTAATTTTTGCAGTTACAAACGCATATGTCCGGCGTGGAGATAAAAATGATGCTCAATGATGACGCATTTGCAAGAATGGTTGCAGAGGAAGTAAAGAACAAACTTTCTCCGCTTCATAAAAAACAATTGATGGAGAAGGACAACTGGAGCAGATGGAGAGACGCGCTCCTTTTTCTTTCCGAGAACCTAAAAGAACAGATTGACGAGATTGAGTACGACGCACAAGCGGATGAGGCTAGATACACGGCGCTTGGCAGAGATGGCAGACGGCTTGCTATTGAAGCAAAAGCGGCATACGACTCAAAGCTAAAGAAGGTCAGTAGGTTTAAGTTCCACGTTGACAAGCGACTTGATGAAGTTGCTGCAATGATTGAAACTGGCGATGAAATATCTTCAGATGGATGGGAGCAAGTTGATTTCTACAAGAGAGCGATTGCCACCCATCGTGCAATGTTGAGAGACTACGACCTTGAAGAAACATCAATCGATAGGGCTCTCTGGGCGACCCTTGAAAGCAAGTGGGAGTTTGACCAGATTGACGTTGAGAATCTCTAACTAAGGTGAAACCTAGAAAGCCGCTCAAGAGAGGCAAACCGCCAAAAAGAGGCGCTCCCCCAAAGCGAACTGGTTCAATAAAGAAAAGAAGCAAAAAGCAATCTGAGCTTTATGAACTGCGGCGTCCATTTGTAGAAAAGATTCTTAGCGAACGACCTTTTTGTCAGGCTTGCAAAGTTTTTGCACAGCATGATGAAAAAGTAACTTTTACCCAAAAGAACAGTACGGACGTTCACGAAATAATTCGTCGCTCACAGGGCGGCTCGATACTTGATGAAGATAACGTTCTTGCGGTTTGCAGACCATGTCACACAAGAATTGGAAACTATCCACATCTTGCTTTTGATTTAGGGTTAGCAAAAAGAAGTTGGGAAAAATAATTTATTATGTCTTTTTATTTGACACTTTCAGTATTTAAACTCAGTATAAACTGGAATTCCTTAGGACCGTTATAGGTGCGAAAGTCGGGTGGGGAAACTCACTCGGCTTTTGCATGTTCGGCATTATTTACTAGATTTTTAATTATAAATGCTTTACTATTTAGCTTTAATAAATAGTGTTACTCTTTTTTCATCTAGCCAATATCTACTCCGAGTGGAAGAAGGGCAGGTGGTCAAAAGGTCTAGTAGTGAA